ACAGCAAAGCATTGGTTTTTGTTGATTCGGAGTCATCCCCAATAAGTTCCTTGAACAACGGGGCGTACTCTTTTTGAGCTTCCTTAATTCGTTCAATCTTGCTCTTTTCTTTCAAAGCAGACTTAATGAAGGTAGCAGTATCTTCCGGAGGAACAGGGCCCGCCGCAACTTCAGCAGGGGGCACTTCAGCAGGAACTTCAGCGGCAGCAGCAGGCGCAACAACAGGTGCAAAAGCAGGCGCAGGCGCTTGAGCCGCGGGCCGTGGAGGCTCACCCGGGCGCATTGGAGCAGGCGGATAGCCCGTCGTTGGTATCTGAGACAAGAGGTTTTGCATGCGCTCTTGCTCGGCAGCAGCAGTTGGATAGCCCGTTGTAGGAATCTGGCCCAAGAGACCTTGCATGCGTTCTTGCTCGGCAGCGTCCGCTGGAGACACTTCTTGGCGTCCGCCAATAGATTGAGCTGCGCCTGCTGCCAGACCTGCCACAGGGAACATGGTCCGCAAAGCTTGAGCAGCCCGTGGAAAGCGTTCTGCGCCTTGGGCAATGGCTGTACCAATGCCCTGAGTCAGGGTAGGCGCGGTCAGTGGGCCCATGCTCGAGTAGGGTGCAAGGCGAGTACCGGCTCCCTGAGTAATCAGGCCGGCAGGGCTCTGCAACAGGGTCTCACGGCCCTGCACTGTCAGCGGCCGGCCATCGGGGCCGATCATACGCTGCATTGTTGGCTGGGCCGACATCAGCAGATTGCCCAGATACTGGTTAGCGGCTGTTGCGCCACGGCCCACGGCCTCTGCTCCGCGAGTGCCGTATTGCGCCAACCGCTGGCCGGCCGACATCAAACCACCAACCGCTGCCATTTGCGGCGGCATGCCGTCTGGGGTAGGCGGAGCCTCTTCAGCCCCGCCCTGTGGAAAAGGGGGCATGCCCTCCATGCCGGGAGGCGGCATCTGGGGAGCACCCGCACCCATTGGTGCTTCACCGGGCATTGGAGGAGGCTGCATTGCTTCGGCCTGTGGCAGCGCACCGATACCGGCCTGCTGGCCCATCTGGCCCATCAGCATTGCAAGAACTTCTGGCGGAGTCTGATCAGCCGCTTCTTGGCCAACCATCTGAGCCAGTTCCATGTAGCGGGCATCTACCGAGCGCATATCACCGCGCAAGGTATTCATCAGGATCTCAGGATTCTGTGGCGTGCGGGCCATGGGGGACATCTCTTCGTCGCCCATATCCTCGGATTCGCCGTACTCCGGACCTTCCTCTTCTTCGCCGTCCTCGCCCTCCATGTCGCCTGCATCGGAGAACCCGGCCATGATGCCGCTGTTCATTGTCTCTGGAGACATAGGGCCTGCGAACATGCCCCGCTTCATGATTTCTTCTTTCATCTCGATTCCTTAGAAAAGGCCGGCTGTTTTTGCAGCACCTGCTGTAGCCAGAGCACCGGCACCGAGGCCAGCAATTTGTTGGAATGGACTTGGAGCAGCTTGATTCTGCGTCATTGCAGACATCTGGGTCGATGGGGCACCCTTGTAGATGTCCGACAGGAAAGCCAGTTGCTGCTGCGGCTGCATAGCCGTCTGCATGCTGGTTGCCCGCTGTGCATCGAGTTCCGCCTGAGCTTGACGCTGAAGCTGCGAGCCGAGGTTGTACTGGAAGTTGACATCCTGCTGGCCGAGAGCCTGCGTTGTCTGACCCAAAGAAGCCTGCTGCATGCCAAGGTTTCCGAGTTGACCGCCCAAAGAACCAAGGCCCGAGGACATCTGTGCGCCAATGCCAAACTGCTGACCGGCCAGACCGCCAATACCCTGAGCCATTGATTGACCAAGCTGGGATTGCTGACCGTAGATGTTTGCCTGCTGGCCCGCTAAACTGCCTTGAAGACCTGCTGCGCCTTGGCCCAACTGAGCTTGCTGAAGTGCCTGTTGGCCGTACAAACCGCCAAGACCCTGAAAGCCCTGAGCCTGTGCCAGTTGACGGCCCTGCTGCTGCTCAAATGCCTGCTGCGCTTGACCGGCAGCCTGCTGGTAACCCTGAGACAGACCGCCGACAATGGCCGCGTTTCTCTGTTCAGCCATTGCTCTTTCGAGTTCAGCTCGCTGTACACCTTCGCGGCTGCCACCAAAAGCACCAGCGCGAGTGGCCTGCGCTTGCAGATTCTGGCGGGAGATATCACCTTGGCGATTGATCTGACGAAGAGACTCGTCGATCACTTGCTGTTGGTACGGATTCATGAACTGTTCGGCCAACTGCGGGCTGTACATCTGAGCTGCACCTTGCAGTGCGCCGATGCCCTGCTGTAGTGTGCCCATGGACTGGCCCATGTTGGCCTGAGCGTACTGTTGCGCCATCTGCTGTGCAGCAGTGATGCCTTGGGCAGACTGGCCCATCTGCTGGATCGGGATGCCTGCCTGATTCATGGCAGCCTGAGCCGCGGCAAACTGACCACGGGTATCTGCGCCACGCAGCAAATTAGCGGCTTCTTGGGTAGTTTGGGTCCCAGCCCCAAGACCTTGGCCGGCCGCTTCCATGTAGGGCTTGTATGCCCCGATCCCGCTCATTCCAAGTTGAATGGCAGAGCGTTGTTCCGGAGACATCCCAGCCACTTGATAGGCCGGAAGGACGGGTGCCGGGAGAGCCTTTGCCGATTGCAGCAGGCCTAGTTTATAGGCCTCGATCTCGGGGGCTTCCCGGACAATTTGTTCTGTGGTTTCGGTTGCCATGGATTATCCCCGTGAAGCGTTTTTTTCCAATTGATGCATGAGAGCGTACATCTGTTTTGCTCCTGCTCGGCGGCTGCCTTTTCCTGCGCCGCGGACGGCTTTTGCAGTCATGACGAACTCGCCGTCGGAAAGCATTGCAGGGATGTCATCGGATTTCTCGGTCCCCGGGCCACTGATTTGTCCAGTGCGTCGAGGATACCCGCCCGCGGCCAAAGAAGCAATCCCTTGCTGGCGCATTTCACCCCCGTCTGCACGCTGCTGGGGCTGCATGATGTTCCCGTACATGGAGGAAGTGTTGTACGGCTGCGAAACATTCATTGGAGCATTAATTCCACTTGTAAACGGAGTGTACGCCGGCGTCGGCTGCATCTGCGCCAATCCGGGAGTCCGATACTGGACCGAGGCCAACGAAGCGCCCCCACCAGTAGGTGAAGCAACAGTGTAATCAATCGGGGATGAGCCAATAATGTTGCCACTTGCGTCATATCTGACCCCGGGCATGCCTTGGACCAGATATTTCGATGGATCACCTTTAATCAGATCCATGCCCGGGGTGCCGGACAGTTTCTGCTGCAATTCGGAGGGCTGCATTTGACCGGGTGTAAAGCCGCCCATCAAGCCCATTGCACCAATGCCCGCGGCTACGGCAGGGCCGTAGGAGCGGATGATGCCGGGGCCCTGTGCTTTTGCCTCTTTTAAAGCATCAGCGTAGGTCATCTTCCCTGTCGTGTCGGCCTTCAGAATATCTCCAGCACTCTTAGTGATTTGCGCCGGAGTTGGGCCGCTAGGGGCAAACAAGTCCCCGGCACCCTTGCCAAATTGCTTGAGGCCGGTACTAAAGTCGCCTTCCGTGCCGGGGAGCATCTGCATGATGCCTTGGCCCATACCTTTTGCGCTTTCCACCATGCCGGGGACCTGATAAGAAGGGGAAACAGGAGTTCCAATATCAGGAGCAGGCTGCGCTGCAAATTGGGCTGCCGTGGGTGGGCCCATAGAAATCGGAGTGGAAACAGGAGTTCCAATATCAGGGGCAGGCTGCGCTGCTAATTGGGCTGCTGTTGGGGGGCCCATTGAGGGCTGTGCTGTGGCTTGAGCAGCAGCTTGCTCAGGAGTGAACAGGGTCTTGAACTTGTCAAAGCTCTCCGAGGCAGGAGCAGCCAATGCCGTAGTTCCGGCAGCCATGATCGAAGAAGTGATACCGCCTTTGACAGCGTCACTGAGTTTCTGCCCAGACAACAGGCCGATGCCGGTGCCGACCAAACCAGAGCCGAGGGCCGCGGTCCCTGCTGCGCTGGTAATCCCCACTGCTTTAGCCGCATCTCCAATGTAGCCAGAAATAGGGCTGCCTGCGCTTCCCAGATACGACGTTGCACCGGAAATAATGGCGTCTTTCCAGCTGCCTCCGCCCGCTTTGGTAACCAGCATGCTTGCCAGAGGGGGTGGCACACCGATCATGGTCAAACCGACGGTTGCAACAATACGGCCGATGGGGCTGGAAACGATCTTCTTGGCAACACCAACGACAGCCTTGACCGTGCTTTTAACTATCTTTACAGCGGATTTAAAAACCTTGGCAACAGCCTTGAAGGGATTAAAGTATTCCTGCAAACCGGTCTGGGGATTGATCGTGCCGGAGCCACCTTGGCTGCGCAGCATGCGGGCTTCTTCGGGAGTGATGTGGGCCAGCATGGTGTCGCCATTGCGGCCCTGAGAGGCAACAATGCGAACCGCGTCTGCAATGCCCCCTTTGGCAAAGCCCTGAGGCGCGGGCATCTGTGCAGGCATCCCGGCGGGGCCTGCTGCGCCAGCGGTCTTATTGCGCTTGGCCTCAATCAGGACAGTCAGGATCGTAGCCAAGAATTCAGGATCAAACTCGGCTGGGAAATCACCTTCATCGATGATGTCCTCGGCGATCATGTCAGAGATGTTCTTGGCGTAGTTTTCAGGGTTATCGTTCAAGAACTTAATGGCCGTGATCAGCGCATCGAGCTGCTCGACATCCAATTCTCCAAGCTGGGGGATGATTTCAGCCATCATGGCATCCATGTCCGCAGCGGCATCAGGACGCGCCTGAGTCAGGCCTGTTTTTACCGCGTCATATGTTTCATCAATACCAATTTCAGGGGCGGCATTGGCCTCATCGTTTTCAGGCAGGGCCATAATGCCCTGTGGTGGTGTCATTGCTGCTGTTGCCATGGTTTAGCCCCTAGAAAATATTACTGCGTTGTCAGATCATAAAAGGAAATTGCGCCCCAAGCATCGCCAGAGGGGGTCGCATCTAATGTTCGGATGGCGAGCGTGAAAGTGTCACTGACACCTGCCAAAGACCCTCCCAGTTGCAGGTCCCAGTTGTAACCAACATCCACTCGAGCTGCACTTCTATTTTGCGAAGTGGAGGATATGTATTCTTGATCCACAACCACTCCCCCGGTAAGCGCTGTAGCTGTCTGGTCAAACTGCACGTTTGAGGAAACAGTTGCTGCCCAAGACGCACCCGTCAGCGTTGCATTCTTTAGAACAACAACTTCATAGTTTTGAGTGACGGTGGGGAATGCCTGACCCTTAGTCAAAAGCACAACAGAACCAAGTCTTCCAGATGCAAGTCGAATGGAGATCAATGGAATAAATGTGGTACTAAAAGTTGTTCGTTTAGTTGTCCTAGCTGCGGTGTAGTTCGCAGACTGGGCGTTATAGCCACCTTCCGACATGACGGAAGAACAGATCTGTTTTAATGTAGCAGCAACCGCAGAAGTCGAGGTGATCTCATACCGGACCGGCAGGATAGCCGTGGTCATGTACGTTGCGGTAATCTCGTTGGCGTTGGTAAAGGTGTGGCAGACGATGTACTCGCCATTGATGATGAAGCCGCAGCGCACCGAGCCCACACCCAGCCACTCAAAGTCCATCCACAAAATCTGAGCTTTCGATGGGTCCAGCGTAAGGCCCGAGGGCCCTGATCCATCGAGCTTGTCACCGTTCCACAAAGACTGGTCCGCGGTCCGCGCATCACTGACCGAGCCCGTCACATAGGAGCGAAGTACAAAAGAGTTTATGCTGCCGACGTGTTGAAAGAACACGCCGTTTTGCGTGTTGAAGTAGCCAACGCGCTGGGTTAGATTCAGGCTTGTACTTCCATCCATGCAGAATGTAGCCAGCACCAGCAAGCCCTTACCGGGCTGATACGGGAAACTGCGGAAAGTTTGACGCACCACGGAGCCGACACCGCCAGCAGTTACGGACAAGTTGATGGCGGATTCGTTTACTTGATATGCAGTCACCCCTGTCCCAGTCAAAGCCGTGTCGTACTGAGTATCAATATCATAGCGGTTCTGGCTATCAAACAAGGTGTAAGGCTCGCTTACTCGGATACGCCCAAAAGCGTCTACGTTTGTGCCGCCAATCGAGACTGGGAGGGTGTCAATATTTGCCACAAGTTGCCCCAAGACATTTTCTAAACGGTTGAAGTACAAGCGCAAAATATTGGAGTATTGCTCCTGATATTGGGCGTTGTATATGATCGGAGCCGACGGCAGGCGAGGAGGAGCTACACGGGTAAGCTCAAAGTCGGAAGTGACAATCAAGGACATTGTTTATCTCCGCCCATCAGGACGCATGTCAAGACGGGGAGAGCCCAGCTGCCATGTCACGCCCACAGCAGAGCTTTCAATCTTGAAGGACAACTGACGGCCACGGACCCGGGTAAATATCTGCTCTGTGAACTCCTCGACGGGAACAATCGCGGTCCGCGTAACGGCAACCGCGTTCACTCCACCCACAGAAGCAGGGTCATTGTAGCCAGAGCCGGAGTTCTGCAAAGGCAGCAACGACATCACTACGCTAGGGTTCTGTGCGCTTGATCCGCTAAATGTAATGTCCGGCAGCACCCGATGGATAAAGACGAACTGGTGCCCGTCATCCAGATCAAACTGGGAAGAAGTGATGTATGCCGGGATAGCCACTGCTGTGGCAGCCTCCTCATCGTCAACACCCTGTTCATGGATAACCAACTTCTTGTTGTACGTCGCGGCCAACGGGCCACGTTGCAAGGAGCTATCGAGCCATGCTGTGCGGGACATGTTGCCGTAATACCAGACATCTTCTGCATAGTTGTAGATGACATAGCTGCCCACGGCATTTACATCCTCTTTGCAGTAGAACCACCAGACCTCATTAAACCCCTCATTGGTACCGGCAAATATTTGCTCAAGCTGGAAAGTGTTTATGTCCTCAAACACATGGCGCTTCAAATCGCAGCGCATGGCCTGCACTTGACCGTTGTACATGTAGAACTTATCCACACCCATCCAGAAGGCTACGCCATTGGCATACGCCACTGCATTCGGGCTGGCAATGGATATGTTGCTGCCCACCAACTGAGCGCCCCAGATGAACGGTGGGCCGAGGTATTGAATAGAGTAGACAGAGGTATCTGTCCAAACCAAGATCTCCTGTCGGGCTTGGATCACACTGATGATCTCGGAGCCCTGAGACAGGCGAATACTTCCAGCCTGATTGGTCGCCGCAGGGGTCCAGTTGGAAACATTTTCCTGATCAGACCAGCGGATCAAAAGCGGATCCTGCGCGGTAGACCCAATGTCATTTGTTCCAAAGCAAAAGACAAACCGGCTTATGTCAGAGACCAGTACGTAGTTCTGAATCACTGGAACATCAGAAGCATCGGGGAGTGATCCGAGGGCCACGGCCCTCTGTGCAACACCAGTCAAGGTGTCCCAGTAATAAATGCCCCCGCCCCGCGGACCGAAGATCAAATCTTCCCCGTAATTGGTCTGTGACCAAAGGCGCAGTGATTCGGAAGAAGAAACGCCAACGCCCCAAGTTCCAAGGCCCCAAGGGCCTGCGCCCCATCCAAACAGTGGGACAGCGATCTCAGGGCCCGTGTTGATTTGATAGGAAGCGTACACGCTTGAGCCACCACCCGTGGTGGTGGCATTTGCATTGGCAGAAGCGGTGATGGTGTACGAAGTGGCTATGGCACCGGAGATCTGGTATTCCCCATTAAGCGTCAAGCCCGCAACCGTAGTAGCTCCGCTGAAGGTGACAAAATCATTGGTGGAATAGCCGCCCGCTGCATCAGTGACGGTTACAACAGGAGATCCGCTTGTGGTGCTAAATGGGCTTGCGCCGAGCAAAAAGGCGTCCAGAATGTAGGATGTCACCACAGTTCCGCCGCCCGTAACAGCAGACGTGGCCGAAGTAACTGCTTCAACGGTGTAGCTGTTGACCGTGATTGGTGCAATGATTATGTGCTGGATGTTAAGTTCAGCCGCGGGAATTCCACCAACTGCTGTTGACCCTGAAAAACGGACCAAGTCTCCTACCTGAGCACCGTGGGCAGTGTCCGTTACAAGCACTAAATCAGAGCCAAGGACCGTGGTAAACGGATTTGTCAGGGTGACGGAGTAGTCCCGGGTCCTAAGCGGCGTGATGTCGAAGTACACTTCGCCCCGCTCAATGTAAAACTTCAAGTTAGTGCCCACTCCCACCAGATTAAGCCCAGTCAGGGAGATCCAGTTCCAAAGAGAACGGCAAACGCCCAGAAAAGACTCACTCGTAAGACGAATCCAGCCGCCTATCTTTTCTGGTGTGCCCTGACGAAAACGAATCTTGTCGCACTCGTAGTAGCCGCCTTCCGTCGTATAGCGGGTGTTTTCCCGGTTTACCCCCGGCTTGAGCGTCAGTTTTTTTAGTGGCACAGGGGCTCCTTACGCAGACAGGATTGTCAAGGCAGTGGTGATGTGCTTTACACGATCCACCAGCCCGATTGTCCCACCGTTGATGCGCTTTGTCATCCCGGGATAGTCAGCAACGTCAGCATACTTGTTCAGGCCGTTCTTGTCCCAAAACCAAGCCGCGGTCAGTGCAGCGTATTCCGGGAGCAAAACAAGATCGGGGTCGGCCACCAGATCAACCATCAGAGCGTCAGATGCAGCCATGTAGTTGGCCTTGCCTGTCAACTGAATCAGACCCCGGCCAGAGTACTTCCAGCCTTCCCCGGATTCCTCAGAACCATTCCCCATTCGATCACAGTAGACCTTATTTGCAATCTTTTCTGGGTTTCTATGGTACGGCGCTGCGCTCTCTTCTGTGGGAAACCGCTTGGGCCAAGTGGCGCACAGGCCTTTGGAGCCATAGTTCAGGTTCTCTCGCAGGGTTTTGAAATTGCCCGACTCATGCTGGCACTGGCCGATGAACGATGCTTGGCGCTGCGGGGTATTGATCTCAAAGCGAAAGAAGCACGATTCAAGGGCCTCGAGCCACTTGACATCGATGTGCATTGCTTCCAATTGAGCTTCGGTCATTTTTTGCCCATTTTCATGTCAGCCAGCTTCTCGACTGTGCGTCCGCCAAAATATGCAAGGAAAATGATCTGCCCCCACTGGCCCAGCAACTGGACGTAGGACTCCTGCGCGTTGTAGCCAAACGCAGACATCATGGTGAACAGGAAGAAGGCCACAAAGATGGCGATCAAAGCCATTGGGCGGATGTTCTTAGACATCCAAGAGTCACTGCCCATGTCCGAGCGCCAGCGGTCTGTGATGTTCTCCTGTTCGACTTCATAGAGCTTGGTGTCGTTCGCCATCTTGGCGAGTTCGCCGTCTTGAACCATCTTCCCCAATTCCATTTGGGCCTTGGCCTTGGCTTCGGGATCGGGAATCAGTTTGTCGATGAGCTTGCCGCCGACTTCAAATAGTGCTGTGAGGGGGAACATATTTAGCCTTTCAAGTCAAAACTTAGATTTGCATGGCGAGGGTACTGAACGATACGCTCGCCCTCTGGACATTTGTATTTGATGGTCGCCAGCAAGGTGGC